GTTGCCAGGCCAAGACTCATCTTTTGTCTTGTCAGTGATCAGCTTGCCACTGATCTTGAGGCCAATGAGGGACTTCTCCTTGGAGGCCTCAGACAGGATTAACAGTTCTTGTAGTAGGTTCATGGTAATCATCTGCTATTTACTATCCTTGATACTTCAAGTTACGCTTTGTCTTGCATGTTGCTTCATCTTCATCTCTTACCCAAGGCTCATGATCTGGACGGATCATGTGATCAGTCACGATGATTGAAGCAACTTGCAAGGCTGGCCCAGCTACTAAGCTTGTTGGTAAAGTACCTGGAGCTGGTACAACTTTACTGCCTGGAGCTGTAGATAACAACCCAACAGATTTCGTAGAAAATGAGATACTTGTAGCAGCTGACAGGTTAAGTAATAGTCCAGCCTGGATGTTGATGTTGGTGGTCATAGAGCGTAAGCTGATATCAGTGCTTGCGGTAGTGCTAACATGACCATTTGCTTTTTGCTCAATGTCCTGGGCCGAGTCGATCCTGACGCTGCTCGTAGCTGAACCAGCCTTTTCAGCCCACTCATACACACCACCAATGGTTGTAGAACAGTACTTGTTCTCAGGTAATACAGTGGCGATTGGTCCATTTGTCGTCTTCAAGTGAATATCTCTTGAGGCTGTCAACATGATGTCACCTTGATCAGATAATGCTCGTACATCATAGGAGGCCTCAAGGTTAACCGACCTGGTCTCTGACTTGATGTTCACTCGCTTCTTGGCCACAATGTTGATGTTCTCATCGGAGTAGATGTCTATGTCATTCTTACCACGGATCGCGATCTTTGAGTCGGAGTACAGATACACTCTGCCATTACCTTCATCCAGCTCGACCCAGTTTTTACCTTGGGCAGTAGAGATGTAGATCCGTTCATTCGTGTCATCGAAGATGATCTGTGAACCTTCAGTTGTCTTCAGCCTGATCCTGCAATACTCATCCACATCTGACATGACAAAGTAGTGCCTGCCAGGTGTCGTCAAGCAATATGTCTGTGAGTCGGACAAGGTCTTCTGTAGTGGTTTTGGAGCATAACCATTGGTGGTAGGCTTGTTGATGGTGTTGTTCGATGGGTAGGAAATCGACCGCTCATAACCACCACGGGTCTTATAGTGGAGCGTACCAGGATTTAACCCAGCATTAGTCAAGTTCTTGCTTAAGAATGGGATAGTAGCCTGTGGGTAGGCTCCCGACTCGTCAAGCTCGGTCATCAATGGATCGATGTTGCTTGGTAGCGTACGGTTCAGCTCAGGCATGTAGATACAACCGATCCAGAACCGCTTAAATGGATCACCCTCAATGAACCCACAAAGCACCTGAGCATTTACCTTAGGGATCGCCCAGAAACCATAAGTAGAAACACCAGGGACCTTGCTCGCAGCTCGACCAACTAAAGCATTTGCCGTTGAGCCACCAAATGGTGACACATAAGAAGCCCATGGCAAGTTCTCAGTCTCAAAGTACCGGTCATCGATCGATGGGATGTAGAGCTGTAGGCGGCCATGCTCAGCCGGGTCTGCGTTGCTCTTGACGATACCGATGCGTAACGTGCTGTAGTCTAGTGGGGCTTTTTTCATGGAGTTTAGGTTTGGTTAGGGTTTCTAAAGCCTTGAGACCCATTGACAGGGGTATTTGTGTTAGCTCCAGTTATTGTGGTTCCATTAACATCTGCTGACATCATGAAGACGTATAGGTTTTGGGTGAATACTCCTTGAGAAAAGTGGTTCTCAATGCTCACTAAGTTATACTTGCCAGTGTAGAAGAATGGATTTCCAGCCTGGTCCTTGATGTTCACCTTGATCCATTTTGGCTGCAGGACCCCAAATGGCATCTTGATTGTTTGTCCATTTGCAGTGGCCCCATTTGCAGAGCCTGGAAAGATGATCCCAGCGGTCAACAAGTTAAGGTTACCACGGATCTTAAAGGTCAAGTTGAAGTTGGTCGCTCCATGCAGCTCTAACAACGTGTTGAACATGTACTTGGCACTCGGAACGGCGTCTACGGTGTATTGAGACAAACCAGTGTAATCAAGCTCGTCTGTTAGGTATAGATGAGCAACATCTCCACTCTTTGCTGGTATCTGGAAGAGTTGCCCAGTTGGTGGGATGCTAAGGCCAGTCTTGGTTACATCACTAGTTAACGTGTTGTTTTGGAACCAAGTTTTGTCTATCTTTGGTAATGTAGAACTTTGGTTCGTGTTCTTGTCATATGAGCTGGCACCGTTCGAAAACCAAGCAAGCAGGTTGTTCATCTTGATGTCGAAAGAGAGAACATCTACATTCTTGCCAGCGCTGGCATATAAGAAGTCAAATGTAGTGGTGTCTGACCCGCCTTCATAGAAGGTGATGTTGTAGATCAAATCAACTGAAGTAGAATGATGAACAATAGTGGGCATAACAGACAGGATCTTTACCCCATTATGGTCCTCCTTCTTTAGCCCTTGCAGTGAGTCACCAACAATGCTGTTCAGCTTTTTGCTACCTCGTAAGATCGTGAAGATCCATGACACTATAGTTTGGTCTGTCGGAAAAGACAACGTTCTAATAGAGCCGGGTGCAAAGTTATCACCAACAAAGGCGTCAAGATCTCCTTCAACAGCTGGGTCTACTTTGATGATGTAGTTTAACTTCTTAGCGCCAGCGGTGTTGGCTAGCTCATTGACATAGACCTTAGCATAGTTTGCATTAAGTTGATCTTGAAGAGTAGACAACGCCTCTTTAACGGTCTTAGCCTTGAAAGAGATTGACTTATTGCAATAACCAGTCAGTAAGTTAGCTGGATTGTCTTCATCCGTGTTGATAGACACCATGGAGACAAAGTGAAGCTCATATTCTCCACCTCTATTCGAGAAAGCAGAGGTCATGGTCTTAAACATCATTGGGATCAAGATGTTAGTTGATGGTGGTGTAGACTTATCTATGAGACCTGACTGAGCTGGTGTAGAAGTTGTAGCAGGTGGGATCGGTGGCATGGTCACGATCGTGTTATCAGGCAGTCTACCAACGAAGAAGATCTTGATACCCCACACCAAGCTTGAAGGAGATGATACATCAAAGGTATGTAGCGCTTGAGCAATCTTTTGCACCAGTGAGATCCCATTTGGCTCGAGGATCCGCATGCTCATCTTCCCATTCGGCATGAACTGAGCATTAGGATTTGCAGATGGACCGATGTAGCCAAACACTACATCATCTATAATCTGGTGAGCATCTTTTCTGGTGTTGATCAAGAGCAATGGAGCAGGATCTTTAGCGGTACCGGTGACCGCGCTGGATGGAGTTCCTTTTGTTGGGGAAGTTGACTGATTGGTATCTTTAGCCTCAAGCTTTGCCAAGTTATCCCAGCTCCTTGCCGCATACAGCTCGAAGTGATAGGTATAGGTGACAAACTGGTCAAGAGGATTGACAGGAGTTGACATTTAGTTCGAAGTTGGACGAGTTGAAGCGATCCCACCAGGTGAGATATTGCTTGAGAACATGTTTGCTTTAACGCGCTGAAGCAGTGGGATCTTGAGCAGCTTACCTTCAATGATCTCAGCAAACGGATCAAGGATCCCATTGTACATCATGATGACCCACCAGAGGCCAACATCACCATAGAAGATGTAACCAAGAAACTGTGGGCGCCCTACATACTTCTTCTCTACATAGTAGACAATGTCTGAAGGATCAGAGGTTAGCGTATTCTGGTTCCACCATTCCATGGCCCATGAAGAGACCTCAGTGGTGCCACCAAGCGTGTAGCGCCCATTCTTGGCGTTGTAAGTTGAGTTCTGGAGAGTTGTGTCGACCATGGAAGTCTTCTCTTATATATATAAATTAGTCGGTCGTGTTATTTGTATAGCATTTATATCAGTCGGTTGTGTTATTTGTATAGCATTGGAATTGAAACCATTTGGTTGTACTGTAGCGTTTATCGCGTTAGTAGCATTCGCTTGTGCATTAGCTAATACTACTTGTTGTGCAGCTATTGCAGCTGTTGATGTTCCTGAATTAGCAAGGGCGTTAATTTGGCTCTTTGTTAAGGTGCCCAAACCGGCAAAATTATCACTAGTGTCTGAATAACCCTGACCAATTGTCGGTTGTGCGCCACCATCATAATACCCAGGTTGCCCATAGACGAAAAATGGTGGTGCCTTGCTTGCAACATCTTTTGCCGTCAACATTGTCATCTGCCAGTCCATGTTGGTAATCTGAGATGGTGAGTAAGCCTCTTCAAGCGATACCTGAATGATACAGATAACTGGCATAGGATCATTCAACTGTGAACCATCGGTATTGATGTAGATCCAGTCCACGTCATCTGGGTAGGTGATCCCGTAAGACTTTAGCACGCAAGGAACCTTGTTGATGTTCTTATTGTAGAACGCTGACAATGACAAGATTGGTGGAGTTGCACCACTGTTACCAAAGTCAGGTAGCGCCCAGCTCCTGATGACATCCACGTAATAAGCATTCGCCATCGCCTCGGATGGGGTTCTTGAGACCAGCTTGCCTGTAATTTCAAAGTGTCGAGCTGCCGTGTTCCGGTAGGACCAGATGTCAGTTGGCATGTGGGTGATGTCATTCTGTTGATAGTTAACCGAGCGTCCTTCGCTGATTTGCGATGAGGCCTCAAAGACCACTTGCAGCCCATTAGCTAAAGATCCTGAGGTGATCTT